AAAGCGGCATCACAAGTAGCCGAACTCTTTGGTACAAAAGCTAAGATCTTTAAGCATCTCGATGGTATGAAGGATGCGTGTGAGTATCTTCAGAATAAAAAGATGAAGGAGTTCTCTGATAAGTGGTGGGCTTCTGAACAGCATGTACCTGACGGTATCATTGTGGGCAGTCAGTTGTATGACGATGTAATGAAACCTCTTGCACCATCAGATTGTGCGTATCCTTTCAAAGGAGTCAATGATCTGACATATGGTATCCGCAAGGGTGAGCTTGTCACTATCACAGCAGGATCAGGACTTGGTAAGTCTCAGTTTGTCAGAGAGATTGTGTGGCATGTGCTAAACAAGACGACTGATAACATGGGGCTGATGTTCTTGGAAGAGTCTGTACGTAAGACAGGTCTATCTTTAATGTCATTGGCGGCTAATGTACCTATCCATCTACCAGATGCTAATGTGACAGAGGAGGAAAAAATAGATGCCTTTAATAAGACTCTTGGAACAGAGCGTATCTATCTGTTCGACCACTTTGGTTCCACAAGTGTCGATAATATTATTAACCGCGTGCGTTACCTTGCCAAAGGATTAGGATGTTCCTACATCTTTCTTGATCACATTAGTATTGTGGTCAGTGCTCAAGCAAGTGGCGATGAACGTAAAGCAATTGATGAGATTATGACTAAGTTGCGTATGCTAGTACAAGAGACAGGCATAGCTTTGATTGTGGTATCACACTTAAAACGTCCAGACTCGAAGGGACATGAAGAAGGTGCGGCTACATCTCTTGCACAGCTACGTGGATCAGGTTCGATAGCACAATTGTCCGACATGGTGATAGGCTTGGAACGTAACGGGCAAGCTGACGATATAGCCGAACGTAATACAACACGAGTACGAGTACTAAAGAACCGATTCAGTGGTACAACTGGCCCTGCGGGTAGCTTGTTATACTCACATGATACTGGTAGAATGAATGAAGTTAGAGAAGAGGAATTATAATGGTAACTGAAAAAGATTTTGAACAGCACCTTGCTGACAACCCACGCATCTATCCAATGTTTGTAGATTTTGCAGTGGAAGCCGCCATGAAGAACAAGCACTACTCTGCTCAAGCAGTCATTGAGCGCATCAGGTGGGAGACTAATGTGCATGAGAATAATAGTAAGTTTAAGTTCAGTCACAATTGGAGAAGCTTTTATGCTAAGAAATTTATGAAAGAGCATCCACAGTATGACGGGTTCTTTAGAACGAGGTCTTAATGAAGGTACTAGTCCTTGATATTGAAACTAACCTTGCCCACGATACCATCTGGTGTTGTGGTTTCAAGGCTGATTGGAAAGTAACTCCTAACCTTGTTGTTACCCAACGTGGTGGGGAGCTACAAGAACTTATCCAAGAAGCTGATGTGGTTGTTGGTCATAACATCATTGGGTTTGATGGGCCACTGCTTTCTAAACTGTGGAGCATTACAATTCCACTACATAAAGTTAGAGATACATTGGTAATGTCAAGGTTACTTAACCCACAACTAGAAGATGGACATAGCTTACGTGCATGGGGTCAACGTCTTGGTAACTCCAAGGATGACTTCACTGACTTTGATGGAGGCTTAACCGATGAGATGGTTAAGTACTGCTTGCAAGATGTCAATGTCACGTATGACTTGTTTAAAAAACTGACGATTGATTTGCGAGACTTTGGTAACTCAGTATGGTTAGAGCACCAGATCGCTTTTCTTATGAAGAAGCAAGAAGACAATGGATTTAAACTCAATGAGAAAGAAGCTCTCTCTTTACTGGCTCAACTTAAAGATCGAATGGCTTATATTACTGACGCGATGCAAACTATCTTTACACCTATTGTGGAAGAGCGTTGGTCAGAGAAGACAGGCAAGAGACTCAAAGACAAAGTTACCGTATTCAATGTGGGCTCAAGACAACAGATCGCCACGAGGCTTCAGATCCGTGGTGTTAAGTTTACTAAGAAAACTGAGAAAGGTAGTATCATAGTTGATGAGGGAACTCTTAAAGCTATTGACTTACCAGAAGCTCAACTGATTGCTGAGTACCTAATGATTCAGAAAAGAGTTGGGCTATTGGAGTCATGGATTGATAGTCTCAAAGACGACAATAGGGTACATGGTAGAGTGATTACCAATGGTGCAGTTACTGGACGTATGACACACCAGAAACCTAACATGGGACAGATACCAAGTGTGTCCTCTGAGTATGGTCAGGAATGTCGAGAGTTGTGGACTGTTGATAATGGGAATGTACTTGTAGGTACAGACTTATCTGGCATTGAGTTGCGCTGTCTTGCTCACTACATGCGAGATGATGAGTGGACTCAAGAGTTATTGAATGGTGATATTCATACTAAGAATCAACTGGCGGCAGGACTAGAGACTAGAGCACAAGCAAAGACAATGGTCTATGCGACACTCTACGGGGCTGGCCCTGCTAAGATAGGTAGTATTGTAGGAGGAGGTGCAAGAGAAGGATCAATAATCCTTGACAAGTTTTATAAGAATACACCTGCGTTACGCAAGCTATTAGATAAAGTTAAAGTGTCTTACGGAACCAATGGATACCTGCCGGGATTAGATGGTAGGCGTATCATTGTGCGAAGTGAACATGCCGCTTTAAATAGTTTGTTGCAAAGTTGCGGAGCAATCATTGCTAAACAATGGTGCATTGAAGCGCATGCTGTCTTCAAGAAATTTAGGATACCAGTACGACAGGTTGTGTTTGTACATGACGAGATTCAAATAGAAACAGAGGAGAAATATAGTAAGCAGGTGGCAGAGATTATGATTCAATCTGCCGCAAAAGCAGGAACTGCATTGGGCTTCCGATGCCCTGTAGATGCCGAGTCTAAAATAGGTAAGACTTGGTTTGACACACACTGATAATGTGTGGTATAATATAGTACTTCCAACAAAGGAGAAAAGTATGTCAGAAGTATTTAAGTTAGCAGATGTAGAACTCATGTGGCCTTTCTTGTATGAGCGTAATAAACTGAGTGGTAAGTATCAAGTAGACTTGGTCAACTTATCTGATGAGCAAGTAGCGGACATCGAGAAGACAGGTGTAACGGTACGCTCTGATGCGAACAAACCAGAAAAAGGTTTCTTCGTAACGTGCAAGTCAACCAACTATGAGATCACACCTTACGATAAAAACGGTGAGGTTATTCCTGCTTCAACTAAGATTGGGAATGGCACACGAGCAAGCTTGATGGTGAAGCCTTACTCTTGGAAGTCACCAACAGGTAACTCAGGTGTGTCTCTTGGGATTTCTAAGTTAGTCATCACTGAGTTAGAAGAGTACCTCGCACCTGATATGGAGTTAGAAGATACCCTGTGATTGCATTAATTGACGGTGACATCTTTTGCTATCGCATAGGATTTGCAACAGACAAAGAACCCGAAGGCGTAGCTATCCGAACGATGGCTAAGGTCTTGGAAGACATGTTAATGTTTGGAGTCAACTGTTCTAAGTGGCGTACTTACTTGACAGGACACTCTAATTATCGACATGACTACGCCGTCACTGCACCATACAAAGGTAACCGCAAGGGAGAGAAACCAATTCATTATACTCTCTTGCGGGAGTACCTCCAATACTCTTGGAATGGAGATGTGTACAACGGTATTGAAGCTGATGATGCTATCGCAATTGAAGCTACAAAGTTTGGTGATGAGAGTATTACTATCTCATTGGATAAAGACTTTGACCAAGTACAAGGATGGCACTACAACTTTGTAAAGAAAGAAAAGTATTACATTACCGCAGAAGAAGGACTGCTTAACTTTTACTGTCAGTTTCTAGTAGGTGATCGTATTGACAATATCATGGGAGTTAAAGGGATTGGCCCTGTCAAAGCACGTAAGTTACTTGAAGGTAAAACAGAACAAGAGATGTTTGATATTTGTTGTGAAGAGTTAGGTAGTTTGGAGAGAGCAACAGAGAATGGTATTCTACTGTACCTCCAAAGAAAAGAAGGTGAGATATGGAGTCCTCCAAGTGAAGACACACTCAGCAAAAAGTAAAGGGCGTAAGCTCCAACAATGGGCTAGAGATCTAGTCTTACAAACCTTGCCTCACTTAGAGGAAGACGATGTAAGAAGTACACCAATGGGTGTGAGTGGTAGTGATCTTCAGTTAAGTCCACTTGCAAGGAAATCATTTGCATATGATGTTGAATGTAAAAACCTTGCAAGAGTTGGAGTCTATCGTTTTATAGATCAATGTAACAATCGTGGCGATGTCGAACCACTTGTCATCGTTAAAGAGAACAGAAGAAAGCCTCTGGTTGTAGTAGACGCAGAACATTTCTTTGAACTGTTAGGAAAAATTAAGCATGCTTAAACATATGGTAATACCTGACACGCAAGTCAAACCGGACAATCCGATTGAACACTTGAAGTGGGCAGGACAATATGCCGTTGAAAAGAAACCTGATGTTATCATCCATATTGGAGATCATTGGGACATGCCTAGCTTATCAACATATGATGTAGGTAAAAAGTCTTTTGAAGGGCGGCGATATATTAATGATATCAATGCAGGGATTGAAGGAATGAAAGCGTTCCTTGCGCCTATTAGGAAAGAACAGAAACGGTTATCAAGAAACAAACACAAGCAGTGGAATCCACGATTGGTGTTTACATTAGGTAACCATGAGAATCGTATTGCGCGTGCAATTGAAGC